GTACTAACGTATCTTGGGATACAGCCGGGGGTGGTACGGTTACTTCAGTTGCGGTCACTACTGCACTGTCGGGTATCAGTATCACGGGTAGCCCGGTCACTTCTTCTGGCACCATCGCTATTACTGGTACGCTTGGTATTGGTAGTGGGGGTACTGGGCAGACTACTGCAAACGCTGCATTCAACGCGCTTGCTCCATCTCAGACTTCTAATGCTAACAAGTTCTTAAAAACTGACGGTACTAATACTTCATGGGCATCGGCAGTAACATCAATTATTGTTTCTGGCGGAACCACTGGGCTAGCGTTTAGCGGCAACCCAATTACTTCTAGTGGTACATTGCTTATGAGTGGGGTATTGGCAGTAGGTAGCGGCGGTACCGGTGCAACTAACGCTGGCACTGCTATTAACAACCTACTACCTTTACAAACAGGTAATTCAGGTAAAGTTTTAAGTACGGATGGTTCTAACGTAAGTTGGACTACTGTTTCTGGCGGAGGCGGAGGCGGCGGCACGGTTACTTCTGTTGCATTTAACCCCGGCACTACTGGGTTTTCTGTTACGGGTAGCCCAATTACTTCGTCAGGAACAATTAACCTTGCTGGCACCCTGAACATCGCTAACGGCGGTACCGGTGCAACTACAGACACAGTAGCTAGAAGTAACCTGTCCGCTGCCAAATCAGGCGCAAACTCTGACATTACTAGTTTAACTGGACTGACTACCGCCCTATCCGCTAGTCAGGGGGGTACTGGTAACGCTTCTTACTCTTCTGGCGACCTGCTTTACGCTTCGGGCAGCACTACACTTTCAAGGCGTGCTATTGGAACTACCGGGCAAATTCTTACGGTGTCTGGTGGGGTGCCTACTTGGGCTAACCCGGCTTCAGTTACGTCTATTTCGTTTGGTAGCACCGGACTTACACCAAGTAGCGCCACTAACGGGGTCGTATCTGTTGGGGGCGTGTTGAACGTACTTAATGGCGGTACCGGTGCAACTAACGCTGGCACTGCTATTAACAACCTACTACCTTTACAAACAGGTAATTCAGGTAAAGTTTTAAGTACGAATGGTTCTAACGTAAGTTGGACTACTGTTTCTGGCGGAGGCGGCGGCACGGTTACTTCTGTTGCATTTAACCCCGGCACTACTGGGTTTTCTATTACGGGTAGCCCAATTACTTCGTCAGGAACAATTAACCTTGCTGGCACCCTGAACATCGCTAACGGCGGTACCGGTACTACTACCGCAAACGGTGCACTAAATAACCTACTTCCGTCTCAGACAGGCAACACTGGTAAGGCCTTAATTACTAATGGAACAAACACATCTTGGTTTCCCGTCGTTACGTCTATCTCGTTTGGTAGCACTGGGCTTACACCTAGTAGCGCCACTGCGGGGGTTGTGTCTGTAGGCGGGACGCTGGCTGTTACTAACGGCGGTACCGGTGCAACGTCTGAATCCGGGGCTAGAAGTAACCTAGGTCTTGGCACCCTTGCTACACAAAATACAGTAAACCTTTCGTCGCAAGTAACGGGCACTCTGTCCGTTTCCTCTCTGTCTACTGGTTCTGCTGGACAAGTTCTTACTATGTCTGGCGGCACGCCAACGTGGGTAACTTCATCTGGCGGTGGCGGGGGCCAAATACGCTCGGAACTTATAACCTCTACCGGTTCTTGGACTGTACCTGCCGGTGTCACTAGGATTAGAGTTTCGGTGGTTGCGGGGGGTGGGTGTAGTATAAACACCCCCCCATCTGGAGGGAATGGTGCACCGGGGGGTTCGGGCGGAGCAGGGGTGGGCGAATATACGGTATCTCCCGGCACAACATATTCAGTTACTATAGGGGCAGGGGGGAGTGGTAGTAATTATACCAGCGGCGGGGCTACATCTTTTGGTAACTTAATATCTGCCACTGGTGGGCAAAGAGCCACAACCCTTTTCAATGGTTTAATTATTGCAGGCTTACCGGGAACTACTAGTGGAGCAAATATAAGAGGTAGTTGTAGACACCATGTTTTTGACACTTCCAATCTTGGCTATTCTGATGTATTTCATACCGGGGGCACGCTTACATTTACTAGCGACGGCATTTTACCTGCCGGATATCCTGCGACTTATGACGCTAGTGAGGATAATCCATTTTTCGGTTGGTCTGGTACTTCTGGCGCAGTTTACGTTGAATGGGTAGGTTAAACATGAAGGCTTTAATTTCTCCTAATGAAATTCTTACGTTCCCAAACGGAATTACTGGTATCAGGATTGCGGGAGTAGATAGCGAAGGATTTCCGGTTGCACCGCCCTTGTTTTGGGTAGATTGCGAACCCTATGTAACCCAAGAAGATTACTACTGGGATGGTGAAAAGATTCAACTAGAACCACAAGAAGCGTATATTCGCAACAACATTACTACGCAACTTGGGGCTGTGGAAGTAGTATGTCTCCCCGAATCCTAGCCGCCTCTCTCTCCCTGTCCGGCGCTGCTCTGATAGGCATTGCTCTGCATGAGGGCTATCGAGGGGAAGCATATGAACCGGTCAAGGGGGATGTGCCAACTATAGGTTTTGGCACAACAGAAGGTGTTGAGATGGGAGACCGTATTACTCCCGAACGAGCACTTGTACGCCTACTACAAGACGCAAATAAGTTTGAACGTGCAGTCAAGCGGTGTGCTTCGGTGCCCATGCACCAGTATGAGTTTGATGCGTACGTCTCTCTTACTTATAACATCGGGGAAGGGGCGTTCTGTAAAAGCACGCTGGTAAACCTGCTCAAGCAGCAGAAATATGAAGAAGCCTGCAAACAAATACTGCGGTGGGACCGGTTTAAAGGCAAACCACTTCCGGGGCTGACCAAACGCCGCCAACAGGAGTATTCACAATGCTTGGGCTATTGATGAACCGCTGGGTACTTGGTGGGTTGGCTGGGCTAGTGGCGCTCAGCTTTTCGTATTGGAAAGGGTACACTCATGGGAAAGAAGTTATCCAAGAAGATTGGGATGCCGCCAAGGTAGTGCAGGAACGAGAAATGCTTGCTGCGGCTAGCAAAGCCATTGAAAAAGAACGCCAACTGCAAGCCAAGGCCGACAAGATTCAAAGGGAGAAACACAATGCTGTTAAAGCCGCTGATTCTAAGTATGCTGCTCTTGTTGACAGCCTGCGCGAGCGCCCCGAAGCCCGTTCAAACAACCCAATGCCCGACTCCCCCACAGATATTGTTGGATGCACCGGAACGGGACTGGCTAGGCCAGATGCAGAATTTCTTGCGGGGTATGCTGCCGACGCAGCCCGACTTCAAGCCGAGTACAACGCCTGCCGAGAAGCCTACGAGGTAATTTCTAATGCCCGTTAAGAAACTTGCATTTAAGCCGGGGGTAAATAGAGAAAACACCCGATATACCACCGAAGGCGGGTGGTACGACTGCGACAAAGTTCGGTTTCGCCAAGGTACGCCTGAGAAAATTGGTGGGTGGCAAGCAATTACTCAAAGTACGTTTATTGGAACATGTAGTTCTTTGTGGTCGTGGAGTACTCTTGGGGCGGCGGTGTATACCGGCATTGGTACAAACGCTAAGTTTTATGTAAGCCTTGGGGACGTTTACTATGACATCACCCCTATTGCCGTATCCGAAACACTAACAAACCCCTTTGCAACCACAAACGGCTCTACAACTGTAGTAGTTACCGACCCTACTGGGGGGTTTGAAACAGGTAGCTATGTAGTTTTTAGTGGGGCTACTACCGTGGGTGGGTTAAACCTCAACGGTGACTACGAAATTACCGAACTCACCGCGACTACTTATAGCATTACCGCCGCCGCACCTGCATCATCTACTGCAAATGGTGGGGGGTCGGTAACGGCGGGGTATCAAATTCCGGTAGGGTTTCCGTTTAATACCCCCCTTTCAGGTTGGGGTGCAGGGCCTTGGGGTAACGGACCTTGGGGTACTGGTGTAAGTGGTACGGAAGCAATCCGGCAGTGGAGTCAATCTAACTTTGGGGAAGACTTGGTTTTTGCCCCGAAGACTTGGGGTATCTACTACTGGAGTCCTACTTACGGCACCAGCACGCGAGGGGTATTAGTTTCGTCACTAGCGGGCGCCGCAGATGTACCCACAACGCAAAATTATATTTTAGTGTCTGACCTAAACCGCTTTGTATTCGCATTTGGGGCTAATCCGATTGGGGTTGGTAGTAGTGACCCTATGCTTATCCGCTGGTGCGACCAAGAAGACATTACTAATTGGAGTCCTGCTGCCACAAACCAAGCGGGAGATTTACGGCTTTCTCATGGTTCAAAAATCATCACCGCGCTTCAAGCACGTCAAGAAGTCTTGGTGTGGACTGACTCCAGCCTGTATGCACTGCAATACGTAGGAGCGCCGGTTGTATGGCAGTCTCAACTGCTTGCTGATTCGGTATCTATTCTTTCACAAAGTGCCGCCACCTACGCTAACGGGGTTGCTTACTGGATGGGTGCAGACAAGTTCTACAAGTACGATGGTAGAACACAAACTCTACGCTGCGACTTGCGGCAATACATTTTCCAAGATATTAACTTGGAACAAACAGAACTTATCTTTTCAGGCACTAACGAAGGATTTAACGAAGTCTGGTGGTTCTATCCGTCTAACGGCAGTACAACTATTGATAAGTACGTGGTCTACAACTACGTAGAAGATGTTTGGTATTATGGAACTATGGCGCGTTCTGCATGGCTTGATGTAGGTATTGAGTCGTACCCCATTGCTGCAACATACAATAACAAGCTAGTCAACCATGAGATTGGTAACGACGATTTTGAATCGACTACCGGACAGCCTATTACTGCATACATTACGTCCGCTGAGTTTGACATCGAAGATGGGGACCGCTTCTCCTTTATCTGGCGCGTTCTACCTGACATCACATTCCGTGGGTCAACTGTAGGTAACCCGAACGTCACTATGTACCTTCTCCCCCTGCAAAACTCCGGGTCTGGGTACAACACTCCTCCGTCTATTGGTGGCACAAACACCGCCGAAATCGACCAGATAGTAGCTGTACCGGTTGAGCAGTTTACGGGGCAGATTTACACACGGGTACGTGGACGACAGTTATCTATCAAGGTTGAGTCAACAGATTTGGGGGTTGCGTGGCAACTCGGTTCTCCACGTATTGATATCCGTTCGGACGGACGCCGATGAGCCTGCTTACTACCCGTGCTCCTAGCCTGCCGTTAGCCACACAGCTATATGATGCCAACTATGTAGATGACTTAAACAAGGTCCTACGCATTTACTTCAACACAATCGACTCGACGTTTGGTGCGCTACTTACTGGCACTGCCGGGGGCAAGTTCTTAAAGTTTCCGTACGGCGCATTCTTCGACACTACTACTCATACGGCTGCAAGCACCGCAGCAACATACCCCGTAACTTTCAACAACACCGATTTTAGCAACGGTGTAAGCCTTGCAGCCGCGCCAAACAATTCTCGGATTGTGGTTGCACAATCTGGTATCTACAACGTCCAGTTCAGTGCACAACTTGCAAACGCGTCAAACGACGGACAAGATATCGAGATTTGGTTTAGGAAGAACGGCACAAACATTGCCGACTCTAATACACGCTTTGGGATACCCCCTAGAAAATCAGCCGGTTCCCCATCTCACGATGCCTGCGGGATAAATTTTTTCGTATCCCTAGATGCACAGGATTACGTAGAATTGGCTTGGCATACAACAAGTTTAGATGCAACTATTCCTTACTACGTAGCGCCAACATCTCCGACCCGGCCCGCTATCCCCTCAGTAATTTTGACCGTATCTTTCGTATCTGGAATCTAATATGGCTATCAAAACAATTGATGACTTATACAAAGAAATTCTAGGACGAGCGCCAGATGACGCGGGCCGTGCTTATTGGCAAAATGAGTTTGGGTCGAGTGTAGATGCAAGGGAAATAGAAGTCTTCCGTTCAGGTGCATCCGCTGAAATTGAACAGCGCAATCAAGCCATCAATGAACTTTATCAAGAAGTGCTTGGTCGCCCGGCGTCACAAGAAGATATATCCAACTGGTTCAAAGTCTTTGGACCTTCTATCGACCCGCACGAAAAAGCCGCATTTACTCAAGCCGCGCAGCCAGAGATTTTAAGTAGAACCGGCAGTGCGGCACCTGCCGTTCGTATTCTAGAGTTAGCCGCAGCAAGAACCGCCGCAAATAATAGCCAAGCATCGGCCCAAACTCTTGCCAACCAGTTGAATGCTCCGATTATCAACGGAGAAACAATTGCGTTTCCCGAAAACTACAAAGAGCAAGACTATCAACTTGCAAAGATTGGCATAAAGCAACTTTACGACCAAAAGCTATCTGAGGTAGGTGCGCTTAAAGACCGGCGCAACGCTTTGATAGAACAGATGGGCTTTAAATATTTTAATGAGGATGGCATACCAGATATTTATGCCCATAGGGGCACGTTTCACCCGCATTCCGGCACCCAAGAGCAAGAGCGACAACTCAGAGAACTTGATACGCAAATTGATACATACTACGACCAAGATGAAGATTCCCCCGGTACGCTCGGCACCTTGGGAAGAAATCTAGACGCCGTTGACGGCAAACTCGCAGAGATTGAGAACGATAGCGTTAAGCAAGAAAGGATTCTTCAACAACAACTCAAAAACATTCACGAGAGTGAGTATGACGCTATTCGATACTATGGGAAACAAAAAGGACTTTCTAACAGCGAAATTGACCGCATAGTTAAAGAAGAGCGGGTTGCTAATGAAATAGAGCTTGACAATGTAAAAGCCCTTCAAGAACAGCCCGGGTTTCAAGACCCTGCGTACTTTGAACGTGAACTTACGCCTGACGAATTTACCGAGTTTATGGCCGAATTTAGTCGGCTCCCTGATGTACAAAAACTTGTAACGCAACTCCAAATCCCACCAGAACGTGTTGGGCAGTTTTCTAAAGATTTATATGACGCCGCTGTAGAGTCTGGCGACCTCGTGCCGCCCACCATAAAACAAGAAATTATCAAGTCGGACCGGTATTTTTTAGAAGAACTTCCGGAAGCCGGAGATGTTTTAGACAGAGGCATTAATTTACTAGATACTCTAAACATCCCGGTCGCCTACATAGAGGGCAAAACTACTATTGGTATGGGTGTTTATAAGGCAGGGGCGGCAGACCTTACTCGCGGCCCGGACGGTTCGTTCCAAGTTTCTGACCAAGTAAAGCAAGGGTATGATTCCCCACGCTCTGCGCCCCAACTAATCAACTACCTTAACGCTATTGAGAAAGAGTTTAAGAACCCACAACTTAGTGGAAAAGAAAAAACTCTTCAAACCCTGCCAGACGGCACTCGAATTGTTAGTGATGTAATTACTTCCGGCATTAAAGGCAATGTGCAAGGGGTGTTTGCGGTTACTCCTGACGGAAAAGTAACTTATCTAAGCTCGGCCAACAACATTACTCCCACTGGTGGTGGCGGCGTCACAGGATTCCTAAAGGGGCTTGTATCTAACCCGCTGGCACTGCTCATTACAATTGCTGCTCCAACCCTCGGACCTTATCTTGGCGCAGCCATTACAGGCTCTACTAACGCTATTCTTAATGCTGCCGTAGGCGGCTCTGTTTTAGGTGCGGTTAAGTCGATTGCTACTGGGGGAAATGTATTAACAGGAGCGCTTTCAGGCGCCGCTAGTCTGTCACTTGGAAATTACTTACGGGTGTCCCTTGCAGATAATCCGTTCTTTAGTAATCTGCCATCTATAGTACAAGACGGTCTTATTGCTGGGGCTACTAATTTCTCAGAGACACTACTTGGCTCTGGAGATTTTGAACTAGCGCTTCAAGATGGAGCATTGGGGGCTGTTGGTGCAGGTGCCTATAACGTAATAAACGACTATCTGCCGGATATCTTTAAAAAGATTGGTATTGATGAGTCTGTAACTCCGTCACAACGCAATCAAATTTCTGCTGCTTTTTCTAACGTAGCAACTGGTCTCGCAGCAGGGCAAGATTTCCAAACTGCACTTACTAGCGCTATGTTAGATGCAGGTTTTGACGTAGTTAAAGGCGAGTTTGGCGACATTATCCGCCCGCGCCTCGGTACAGATACAGGTGAAACTACCCAAGTGGCCGGTGGTGGAGAAGACACAGCCACTGATAACCGCCTGCCTAGAAGTTATTGGAGCATGGTTGCGGGTGTCGATGGCGCTGGATTAGAGGATGCTATTAGAAGAGTATATCAAGCCGACCCGGTTGTAGTTACTCCTAGCCTCGCAGACGAGTTAAAAGACTTATTAACTGTAGAGACAGAACAAGAACTACAAACAGAAGCAAACAAACTAGGTATCACAAAAGAAGAAGCCACTAACTTCGTGCGTGGAGTTACTTCCCGCGCTAGCCAACTGCAAACCCCCGAAGAAAAAGGCGTTATCTTCGACCTTGCCGCTAAAACCCTTGATTTAGCAAAACGCACAAACAGCTCCGGACTTATTAATACTGCGGCGCTAGCCATTGAAGCTGGTGGGGATATTTTAAAATCGTTTGCTGGCTTAGCTGTTCTTGTAGGCGCAGACCCAACCAGCCCCTTTGCAGAAAGTTTAATTAAATTAGGAGCTTCTAGCCGAACGGAAGAGCGTAAAGCCGTTATCGACCAGATGTCTCGTAATTGGCAACAAGCCAAAGGAATAGGTGGTGCATTTTCTGCTATCGCAGGTAACTTAACTAACCACCCTGTAGAGTTTTTAACTGAAGTTATTGGTAAAGAATTAGTGCAAGAATTAGTGCCGCTAGCAGTTGGGGGCGGGGTTGGTGCGTTTGCAAGGGGCGCTGTATTATTAAGAAATGTAGGTACGCAGGTAGCAACTAGAATCGGTGTCGGTGCAGGGTTAACCGCCGGTAGGGTCACTGATATCGCTGAAAGTTCTGGCTCTGCGGGCGTCCAAGCATACGAAGAAGCCTACGCCGCCGCTAAACGTAGGGGCATGACTGAGGAACAAGCAGTAAACACTGCTCTGCAAATTGGTCAGCGACAAGCATTAGTAGCAGGTGCCGTAACTGCCGGACTTCAAGGAGTCGGCGGCTCTGCAATTATGGATCACGTACTTGGGGGTAGGGCCTCTCAGTCTGCTAAACAACAATTTAATAGTGCTTTAGGAGAACTTACTAACCGCATCCAAACCGGTACAAAAATTGTTGCTAAAGAAGGGTTTACCGGTTCTTTGGAAGAAGCTGTCATTGCATCTAGTAATGAAGTACAACAATACAAGCTTGACCCAAACCGCGATGTAGGTAAAAACATAGCCACTGCCGGGCTTATGGGGTTTATTGCGGAAACAGGCACTGCTGGCAGTATTTACGGCGCTACTCAAGTAGCGGATTTAGTTCGCAACAAACCAGAATTAGCAGCTACTGCGGTACTTCTCGGCTCTATCGCTGTTGACCCCACTGGTTCCGCGTTTATCGGCGCTATTTTAGCTACTAATCCGGCGGTTCGTCAGGCTGTTGGTAGTGCCGAAAATGACATGGATATGCGTGCTCGATTGCGCGATTTGGGTATTGAAGATGCTGGCGTAGTTAGCTATCTGGGCAACTCGGCTAACGATGCGCGGTATACCTCGCCCGAAGAAGCCGTAAGTATTTTGCGAGACCTTGGGTACACCCGCCCGTCTAATGATGATATCTATGGGTTTGTAGGTGCTGTATCCGAGCAAGAAACCGCAAACCGTGCCGCAACGTTTGTAAACAATAAAGATAACCGTGTCTATCGTAAATCAGAAATATTAGATTTACTCAATTCCGGTCCTAACGCCGGTCGCCTCGATGTGGAAAAAGACGCCATTGCCGAACTGCTAGCTGGGCGCAGACTTAGTGGGAACATAAATCAAGACATTGAAGATGCTGCTAGATACTTCAGAGGGCTTGAATTTGACCCGGGGACTGGTCCTGACACGGGCACAGATACTGATACTGATACTGATACTGATACGGACGTAGACCCCGTAGACCCCGGTACTGACCCCGGTACTGACCCCGTAGACCCCGGTACTGACCCCGGTACTGACCCCGTAGACCCCGGTACTGACCCCGTAGACCCCGGTACTGACCCCGTAGACCCTGACCCGAACGTAGAC